GAAAAATTCACTCCATCCAGCATAATCCTTAGTGGTTGCATCTGGTAGATCTACAGTTAATTCTAAACTAGCAGTAGTAGCCTTTAACAAAGGTACACCACCTACTTTAATTACTAAATTTGTTCCGTTAATTAATGCCATTTTATTTTAATTTTAATTGTTTATAATTTGTTTATGCTAATGCTAATGCTAATATTTCAGTTCCTTGCAGAGTACCAGAGTAAGTAACAACATCTTCCATAGGAGAATCAATAGTCATATTAGATACGTAAACGTAACCATTAAATACTAATGCACCTTCCAGGTTATCTGTAAACTTAGCCAAGAACTTTGTTCTATTATTTATTGCTGCCGTAATCCAAGCAGGGTCAATATAATCCTCGTAATCTACCAATCCTTCAAAATCTAATGTAAAGCTACGTGCCCCCATAATTGATTCTGACCAACCAGCCGAAGTTCTTGATGTTACATCTATTGGATTTGCCTCTATGTTTAATGTAAAGCTACGAGAGTGCCCAAATGCATAATTAGTACCTCCATCTACGGCATACAATACTAAGTTAGTTCCGTTTACTATTCCCATTTTATAATTGTTCTACTATGTTTCTAATTCTAATTATTTTTACAACTTCATAAAATCCTTGATACAGATTCTCAATGTAATTACTAGATTCTAATTGGTTTGTTATAACCTTAAAATCAGGTGCTGCATTTGGTAATGATGACCTATTTAATAAAAGTTGCATTACTTGGTTTGATATATTATCTGCATCAGACTTACTATAACTTGTAGCATCCGTTCCTGTAAATGCTTGTACTGTTACAACACAATTACTATTGAAGTTACTCTTGGTAGATTCGTCTATAACATTAATGTTAGATATTTGTATGTAGGGATAATTTGCAGTATCGGGAATATTATCATAAATAGGAACAATCGCTGAGTTAACAGTAACCATACCATTTAATTTATTAAAATAAGCCTTCCTTAAACTATATCCTACGTCTTTCATTATTCTACTACTGGTATTACTTCCTCTACTATAGGTTCAACTATTTTCTCAGGTATTGAAACCCAAGGTAAAGGTAATGTAACCTCAATTGGATTGATTTGCAAAGCTATGTTATTCTCTAATGATAATTGCATATCTTCAACAGGTAATATTTCTTCTAACCAATTAATAACTTCCTGCTCTGTTACATCTGCATAAGGTGTAAAGTTTTGAGGATTAGGTTGAGCTACATTTGATGAACCATAAGTACCTGCAAAGTAAGTTTTATCACCATCTACTTTAGTAGCATTATAGTTCCAATGTATTACATTAATTACATTTTGTAGACCTTCTGATTCTACTGCACAATTTAGTTGAGCAATTACCCATTGAAAGTTTGTTTCCATATTATTTGATTAATGCTTTTAGTTCTTCTATTTGTGCTTGTTGCTCTTGGATAGCTTTTACTAACATAGGAATCAAGATTGTTGTTTTTACAGACTTTAAACCATCTTTGTCTGTTTCTACCATATTAGGAAATACTTGTTCAATTTCTTGTGCTATAAATCCTATTTGTTTTAAATCTTCTCCAATAAAATTAAAGTTTCTAACTTTTAACTTATTTAAATCTTTAAGTTTAGGAGTAGTATCAACTATGTTTTGCTTTAATGTTACATCGGATATTGTGCCATAACTACCTGTTCTGTTTACAACAGTACCATTTGACCAAATAATAAGTTTATCATTTGTTGTATCTTGACAAATTAAGAATTGATTATCACCACCTGAATTTGGAGAAGCACCACTATATCTAATTGATAAGCCATAAGGACTACCTGCTGCATTTTGTATTTTCATCTTATAACCACTTGCAGTAGTATCACCTATTGCTACATCACCACCTGATGTGATACGCATACGTTCTGCGCCGTTTGTAATAACTCCTAAATCGTGATTTGTAAACGTACCTATTAAGCCTAATGATGAATAAGTTATACCTGTTCTAATTGTGCCATTACCTGCTGCTAATGCTCCACCTATTACATCAAGTTTTTCACTCGGACTTGTTGTTCCTATACCTACTGAGCCATTAAACAAAGCTGCATAACTTGAAGAAGCAGTATATCCTAAAGTTCCTATTCCTGAACTAAACGTAGCTGCTCCTGTGGCTAATAATGTTAACGCGGTTGCTCCACCTGGATTTAAGAGTATTGAAGCATTAAATGAAGTAATAGCTAAATTACCGCTTGGTTGATAAATTGTATTACCAAAATCTAAACCATTTAACCTTAATCCATTAGCAAAAACATTACTACTAAAAGTAGCACTTGTACCCCCTAATGCTCCTGTAAGTGTTTTTGCACCTGCAATAGTTTGTGTTCCAGTTGTTATTACACCTCTAGCAGTTGCAGAAGCGTCTGGCACGTTTAAAGTAATTACAGGGGTTGTAGTTCCTGTTGCTACAGTAGATGATAAGTCAGTTCCACTTGTTCCTAAAGTAAGAGCAGCAACGCTTTTAACAGTACCTACACCAGTACCACCTACTATAGCTAATGTTCCTGTTTCACTTGGTAATGTATAAGTATATGTACCATTTGTGATAGTAGAACCTAATCTAAGTTGACCAACAACTCTTGCAACACCATTTACATCTAATAAGAATGCAGGTGAACTTGTATTTAATCCTATTTGAGTTCCATCATCATAAAGAACACTTGAGTTAACACTTGAAGTAGAGTTCCATTTAGTTAAGTATCCACTTGTTCCAGTTCCAGTAACAGGATTGGTTAATAATGGCTGACCACCAAGACCAGCTAAAGTATAAGTAGGAACATTTAAGGTAGAACCAACTAAAGTACTTGCCCCACTATTTCCTGTTACAGTTAATGATAATGCGTTTTGTTTTCCGTTAAATGTTGACCAATCAGCACTACTTAATAAACCTCTATTTGTTGCAGAAGCAGTAGGTAAGTTTAGAGTAATATTTCCACTTGAAGTGATAGGACTATTAGATATATTTGCATCTGTTCCAGTAGTTCCTAAATCTAAACCAATACTTGTTACTGTTCCAACTGACCAACTTCTATTATCTGTTAGGTCATAAGCTGTTCCATTAATTGATAGTGTTCTTGCATTTGTAACAGGAGTATATCCTAATCCAGTTGTAATATTTAAGCTGGTAAGCGATAAAGTACCCCCTAGGGTTAAACTTCCTGAACTTGTAACAGTACCACTTAAACTAAGACCACTAACTGTTCCTGTTCCACCAACACTAGTAACTGTACCTACATTATAATTACGGTTAACCGATAAATCTTGTCCAACCCCATTAATTGTAATCGTTCTTGAATTATCTACTTTAGCATTTAAAGCACTCTGTAAATCTGTTTGATTAGATAAAGTTCCTGTAATAGAACCCCAAACGGCATTAGGTTCAGAAATCTTTACATAAACGCTACCAGACCAACGATAAACAAAATTAGTATCTAAGGTTATATATATCTTTCCAGTTTCTCCTGTAGCAGGTAATGCAGCGTAATTGGCTACTTCTACAACATCATCAACATAACTTGGTAATTGAGTTGCAGGAACTTTACCACTACCATCTAAACCAGCATACCCATTATTAATTCCTTTGTTTGCTAAGTTTTCAGCAGTATATCCTAAAGCATCTTGTTTTCCGTTAAAGATATTCCAATCAGTAGAACTTAAATAACCATTTGTAGTAGTATTTGATTGACTAATACCAATAGTTCCAGAACCTGTAATAGTTCCACCTGTAAGTGGAGCAGATGTTGCAACAGAAGTAACAGTTCCTACAGACCAAGTTCTATCAGCAGCTAGGCTATAACCTACACCATTAATAGTCATTATTCTTGAATCAATAGCAGGAGTATATCCTAAAGCAGTAGTTACATCAGAAGAAGAAAGCGTAACTGCTCCATCTCTTGTATTAAATGAAGTTACACCTACGTTTACACTATAAGTTCTATTTGCTGATAAGTCAAAAGTCTGACCATTGATAGATATTGTTCTTACTTGAGGTACTTTATTTACAAATGATTCGTAGTCAACTGAACCTAAATAACCATCAACTATTGCACTTACTTGACCTAACTTTGATTTAATAGTACCATTTGTTTCATCACCAGTATTTGCACCTGAAGAAGAGCCACTAAAGTTAGAGGCAGTTAAAGTTCCTACAAATAATCCATTACCATTAACATGAAGTTTTTGTGTAGCTACTATTCCAACACCTATACCTGATGCACTTTCAGAAACAATACTATTTGCTATAACACCACCAGCTGTAAACTTAGATAGAAAAGTTGTAGTACCAGCACCTGTAATTAATCCAGACTCAGCAATGTTTTGCCAATCCACACCAGTACCAGAAGAAACTAAAAATTGACCAGCCGTACCAGCTTCATTATTTTGATCAAGTAATGTTCCAGTTAAACGAATAGATCCACTAATAGATACAGCATTTGCAGATAAGAAAAGTGCAGAGTTATTGCCAAGTCCATCGGTAATTTGCTTTAATGTACTATTAATAGGCCCATTGTCCGATATTTTTAGTAACGCATCATAAGTCGATGCTATGGTTTGTCCTGTAAGTGAAGCCATTTGTATATTTTGCCTTAAATTAGTTAAAATTTATGAATTAATCAACATTTTTTATCTACAGTTTTTTGCCAAAGGTGTAACAAAATTCTACTCCTTTTAAATCTATAGTATTTAAAAAATAATATCTTCCAGTTATAGCTTTCTGATTTACAAACTTGGTATTATTTGATTTATATGGAGCAGCTATAGAATTGGTATTTATTCTACTCTCGAAATCTGTTTGTATTCTTAATGTATCACTAGCTCTCTGTCTTGTACCAAACTCTAAATAAATAAAGTTTTTATTTGGTGTTGCATAAGCAAACCCATTGACAGTACTTTTATTATTCTGCATTTTGTAGCTTATTGGACTGTTTGGAACAATTATATTGTTTTTATCCCCATCAATTCCATCAGCTGAATATTTTGAATTTGTAATATCTTTTATATTACTTACCGTCTTCTTTACTTTCTCCTCACTATATTCCCTTATAGTATCGTAATACTTTTGGTAATCTTTTAATACTTGTTTTAAATCGCCCATTAACTTTTAAGCCATCCAATAATTCTCAAATAATAATTACGTTCATCTTCTATAATAACAGAATGAATAATATACTGTTTATTCCTATATCCTATTTTATAAGTCTTATCTATAAACTGACTATTCTCACTCCATACAGCAAAGAACTCATCCCAAAGATTTGGTATCTCATAGGTTAATGAATTTCTATATCGTACAATAAACTCATATTTATTATTACCAACTCTTTCACCACCCTGTATTGATAATTGACCATCATATGGTTTTACTTTAGCAAAGGTATTGTAAGCTGATTCATAAGTAGGAACAGTACCACCTGTTTCATCATACGTTAACGCATACTTAATAAGCTCTATTTGCTCTCTAAAATCTGATGACTTATGAAATGTTCTTCTCATTAGAATAAATAAACTCTACGATAACTATTAGCTGCTTGTTTTGCACCATTGGAAAGTTCAGTTACCTGTGACGAATCCATTACATTCTCTCTAAATTCAAAATCCATACCTACCTGTTTCATTACAGAAACCTTTAAGTCTACTGGTAGAGGATCGTAACCAGCTACATACTCAATCTCAACTGGATTATCAATATAATTGAATCTAATATTCTTAAAATTATTACCAGTAATCAAGTAATCAACTCCATTAACAAGAGTAGTTTTTACACCTGTTTCATCAATAGACTTTACACTTGTAATTGATTGAATAGGGCCATAAGGAATATCAAGATTACTGCCAACCTGTTGAAATGTAGAAATCAATGTTTTAGTGCCAAAAGTACAGCCAGTATATCTTTCCATTTTAGACCTTGCTCCAGAAATTAGGATACTCAATAAAGAATCCCATGTACTAAAATCTATATTTAGATAATCTCTCATTTCAGCAACCGTAACTGGTTCTGATACTAAATCGATTTTTATTTCTACGTCAAGTCCTAAAGTCATTACTTAGTTTTTTTAGATATTTTTAACTCCTTTGTTTTAACCTCAACTTTTTCTTCTTTTTGTACTACTTCTTGTACTATATCTTGTACTACTTCTTCAACTACTTCTTCAAAAGTACGAACAAAACCTTTTTTCAATAAAATCTCAGCTCTTTCGTCAGATACAATTAATTCTTCACCCTCTTTAACAAATCTATTCAATACTAAATCTCTGTATGAATACTTTACTTTTATTTTCTTACTCATAATTTATTTATTTGAAAGTAGGGGAGGAAACGATCCTCCCAGTATTATACTTTCCAAACTACTTTATAATTATGCTACGTTGCCTAAATCAGCAAAAACGAAAGCATCAACTCTATCAATAGCAAGAACTTCACGAGCCTCGATACGAACAGTTACCAAGTTTTTCTGAATATTATCAGAATCTTGCTCAAAGAACTCAACTTTAAGATCGTCAACTACAACTCTCTTAGCCATGTTCCAATCACCTACAAGTACTTTATCATCAGCGATGAAACTTGACTTGAAGATAGGAATACCAGCGATAGCTATGTTTCCATCAGGAGTGATTGTTACACCACCAGGGATTGAATAATCAGCAGGTTTAGTTAACAATAATCTACCCCATTGCTTTGGATTAACAACGATACCATTTACTGAGAAATCAGCACTTTCAAGGTTGGTAATGTAATCAATGATTTGCTCTACGTCAACAGTATTTGAAGTAGTAGTAGATCCTGTAGCAGCAGCGATAAGATCAGCATAGAACTTAGCATCTTCTGCTTTGTAGAAATCACGTAACAACATTTGTGGCAAAGCTGACTGTAGGAAAGGAAGATCCTGTAGCATTGACTTGTCAATACGAGCATAACCAGCGATGTAACGAGCAGTATAAGTAACCGCAGTTAAATCGTAGTCAATTTGTGTTTTAGCATCACCTGGAGTTGATTGTACAGAGATAGAACCCTCTACACCAGTTTCACGATACAATGTGTATATACCAGTAGCAGAGCTAACAGCAGGGATAAGGCTACGGAAGTTAACCAAACGGTTAGGTATCATAGCAACACCTGGCTGGTATGTGCGTACTGCATCACCTGTAAGGTTATTAGCAACAGTCATGTTACCAACAGCTTTCATGTTAAGTTTAACTTTGTTACCAGCAGATACATCACTGATAGAATCAAAGTTCTTTGCAATTAGGTCTGCAAAAGACGCTTCAAAAGATTTAGCTTCCATTTTTTCTGTAGAATTTTGTTTTTGTAATTTAATTTCCATTTCGTCAAGACGAGCATCAATTGCTTGAGATTTCTCGCTGATTTGTTCTGCAACGACGTTTTTTACGTTTTCGTTTATAGCAGATTTAAGTTGTTCAACTTTTTCCATTTCTGTAATCTTCTAATAAATTGTTTAATAATAATTCAAATTTCTCATCTTCGCTTTCTTCAAGTTCAGGTGATCCTTCTTCAATAACTGCCTCTTCATCCATAACTGGCTCATCTTCCATCGGGTTTTCATCTTCAGTATCTTCTATAGATATAGTTACCGTTACGGTAGATTTATCTTCCAATGGCTCAAGATTTTCAACTGATGCTTCTTTAAGTAAAGCAAGTTCCTTATGTAGTTGTAGTAATTGTAGTTCTAATTTGGCAAATGTTTCATCTGTGTATTTACCGTTTTTGATTGCATTTAAAATGTTATCCATCATAAATCCTATTGTTTCATAGCTTTTCATACCTGTAATTGGTGTCATTTCATTAGCACCCCATCCTTGTAATGAAGAGCCTTCATATAATTTAACTTCTGTAATTTCATTGTATTGACCCATACCTTTTTGTTTAATAGTAACAAAACCAATTGAGTGTTCGTTAATCAATCCATCTTCTACCATTAAAAGATAATCTCTTCCAAGTGTATGGCGACCTGCCTTACTTTCGTAGTACAAACCTTTGTTATCTTCTTTTAGCTCAAGAATTTTACCTACTGATTTAGTAGCATCATGATCTAACAAGTGACGTATCCTTGAGAAGTTCTCATTAATTGTTTTAGAGAAAGCTCCTTTACGGATAATATCTCCATCGCTATCCATATTATCAAACGAAGAAAAGTATCCAGTAACAATGCCTTTTTTGACATCTACGTCTGTAATTCCCTGATTTAAATTTTTGTATAATAACATATCTTAATTGTTTTCTATTTCTTTTAGTTTGCTTATTGCCCAATTTACTCCTGCATCGCCACCCCAAGCATCCCACATTAATCCACCACAACCTTCACTATATGGTACATCTTTATGTTGTTGGTGACGTTTAAAACTTGCCATCCTTGCTATTGTATCTCTTGATACAGGTTCACGATTAGCTAATTGATTAGCTCTTGCTTTGCCAACTGGTGTCCCGCAATCACCCCATCCATTTTCTTCTGCGTATTTTAAAGCACGTTTAGCATTATTACTTGCTGCTTCTGGGTAGTCTGAATAGCTATCTGCTTTTTCAGTTTTTTTTTTAGCATAAGAATCTAGGAATCTTTTTACAAAGCTCATAGCAAAAGCATTCTCATTACCCTTTAACTCTTGCTCTTTAAATACTCTTATCCCTGTTGCAAATACTTCCTCTAGTTTTTTTGCAGTAACCCTTTTACCAGGATTGTCCTTATTAAACTCTCTAGCCATTGTAACTAATTGAGCCATTGGTTTTTCATCCTCTATAGGATTTACCGACTTACTAGCTTGTGCAATACCTATAGCTTGTTCAATAGGGTCAATATTTATTTTGTCAATAGGAGTAACTTGAATGCTTACATAAATCTTATCCATATCAGGATTATCATTACGGCCATAACCCATTTCCTCAAGTTTCTGATTAGGTGTTAACCACCAAGCTCTTTCAAGGTATGATATTTGTTCTTTCTTATCTTCTTGTAGTTCAGGGAATACACTTAAATCAAAATCCAAGAAATACTTTTTATTCTCTGACTTATTATAAGGAGCTACAAGCCATTTATTTAAGTCTGCTCTAGCTGATATTAATTCTGGTAAAATAGCGTCTGAAATCAAAGCTTTACGAGCCTCATACATATTATTATAAGTCTTGTTATCAGGGTCGTTTAATAAAGCAGAGTTTACATGGTATACATTACACATCTGCCTAAGATTCATTTTCATTGATTCAATAATAGCTAAATCAACTGGAGATAAACCTATTTGTTGCCAACCAACCTTAGAACCCGATACTATTATGTTACCTGCATTTTCAGGCCCACTATATTCTGACTTCCATTTACGCTGCATCTCATATGCTTGTTCTGGAGATAGTTGACCATCTTCACTATTGTCATATAAGATACCCATTGCTCCAGTATTCTGGAATAACTTAACAGAGGCTGTTTGTGCATCATTTGATTGTTGCATAACTCTAAGAGCTGCTCTTAATGGAGATTGTCCATAAAGGTGAGAACCTTCTGTTGAATAATCAGGATTCCAATACTTAGAGTGCATAACCTTACTAGCAAGTAATTCTTCTTTACCATAGGTAGTACTTAATGTATATCCCATTACTGGATTATATCTACCACCACTAACAATTCTAGTTAAATGTGCAGGTAGTACATAAAGTTGTTTAAACTTACCAGCATTAGAACCTGTAACAGCACCCATACCATAAATGTAGGAATTGCCAGTAATTAGTTTAAACCCAAAATAATTATCCATAAACTCGTAATACGATTGGTAATCATTAGGATCTAATAAGGTTTGTATAATTGGATGGTCTTCAGATATTTCTACTAATGCCTTAGTCTTTAAGTAATTAGCTTCTTGAATATCTTGTGCCTTAGATACATTCTGTGTATATGATTTATATTTCTGGAATGCTCTATCATCAACTACCTCATATAATATTGGAGGTGCTGTAGCTGCTTTTCTGGTGATTAGGTTAACTATTGAATAAATATCAGAATTGTACTGATAGCCTTTTTCTACATAGTTTTCAAACGTATCTTCTCCAAAAATAGGAGCTTTTGCGATTTGATTATAAATCATCCTAGCATATGCAGGATCTATACCTTTTTGAACCATGATAGGTTCTGTGGCTTTTGGAGCTTTAAAGAAATCGAATAATCCCATTTATATTACATACCATTTACGTTCCTTGCCATACTTAGTAAACATTGCACATCTGATTGCATCTAAACAATGGTTGTATGTATCAATAGGAACATTTGTACTTTCCCCATTTTGCATTATCCATTGGTAGTTTTTTACCTCTGTTGCTATATTTTTACTACGCTTGGTGTAGAACACCCTATATTCTTTTAATTTGTTAATACCAGCGAGAATAGAACCTTTACCTTTTTTCTGTGGTTTAACATTAAAATTTACCTTTAAGTCTGCTATGGATTTAGGTTCAGCAGAATCAGCAAATATTTCACTATATGGATTAACATTTAGTTTTCTCAAACTATTTGCAATATCCTTGTTTGTCATTCTTGTGGCATAAAACAATTCATCTAGGTATATATTGTCACCTATCTTACTCATTCTTATACAGGCTGTAGGATCATTAGTAAAGCCAAAATCCATGCCATAAAATATATCGTCACCATCAGGAAACAAATCACATTCTTGCCAATCTGGATAAACCAAACTTTCTGTAGCAGGTCTAGGGTCTTGTTGATAAAGAGAGTTGAAGATAATTGGGGATGATTCCTTAATCCTTATAAGCCTATCTGCTGACTGTCTATCTTCCCATAATGCTTCCCCAACCTCTCGTTTATCATAATACCTTCCATCATCTAAAGATTCCCTTAATGCTGGTAATGTTATTGTATTCCAATCGTTATCTCTTTTACTTGCTCTTCCGAGTGGATCATCATTATCCCATCTTGTAGCAATTAATAGTTGTTTACCGTTATTTTGAAGTCTACTTTCTGCAACTGATGTATACCAATCCCAAACTGTTTCTCTAACATTTAATGATTTAGCCTCACTATAGTCTTTAATTAAATCATCACATATCAAAACATCAACACTAAATCCTGTTAACGATCCACCAGTACCTACGGACTTTAAATACCCAGCATTGTTAATAACCTCAAACATATCATTATTCCTAATGGCCTCACCACTTCTAGGTTTAGCTATTTTTGTATTAGGGAATACTTTTCTATATTCTGTGCTATCAATAATCTTCTGAACTTCCCTATTGAATCTTGACGCTAAATCAGCTGTATAAGATGCGATAACAATTTTCAGATTAGGGTTTACTCCTAGCAGGTAGGCTGGATACAATTGAGTGGCTAGTGTAGACTTACCATGTTGAGGTGGCATAGAAATCATTAGCTTCTTACTATCGTCATCAGTATACAGCGTCATTAGCGATCCCATAATATGGTTATGAAACCAAGTCGCATCAAAATCCTTTTTAATAAATCTTACAAAGAACGAAAAATCTTTACGAGCTAAGTCTATAGCTGCTGATTCTAATAAAGCACTATCTATTTTTAATGGTTTATCTTTTATCATCTAGTACACTTCCAGTTAAGTACCTTTCGGCTAATTGACGTTTCAACTCTTCATCCATGTCAGATACGTCTACTTTTGTGGTTTGTGTGGCTTGTATTTCTACATTTTGTTTATCCGACCAACCGTAATGGTTTTTTAAGGCAAATATTGCCATGGTCGCATTTGCTTGGTTTTTAAACGCTGATTCAAAAATCCTATTCTCAAATCGTTGTTTAATATATTCTATTCTTTCTACTTCGTAATCTAACTCACGTCTTTTACAGATACTCTCTAACGATGCCCACTTACTCTTAGTCATCCCAACAAGCTCTAAAGCAGAACCCATCGTAACTACTGTAGGATCTTCGGTAATACCTTCAATTAAATCAATCTTTGCATTTATGTCTTCCAGGCTCATAAGCTCTGGTTTCATTGGGATTAATCTAGTTCTATCGTATTTACTTAAAGCTTTAATATCTTCAAGCATAATTACAATTTAAATACGTGCTGTTCTAATTCATGAAGTGCAGTAGCCAATGTCCAAGGCCCAGCACTGTTATTAATAGTACCAATATCCGCTACGGCAAAAGTAATGTTATAATCACCATCCCTCACGTTAATATGAGTTCCAGCATCATTATTAGTCATTACTCCATAAAAATACCCCATCAAATAAATATTAGGCTTACCTGTTTGAGTAATTTTAACACTTTTGCTTGTAGCGTCTCTAGTAAAGTTGATTGCCATAATACATCTATTGTTTTGCAATGTAAGTAAATATTTTCTCATAATCAAGGTTTGTAGATAAATAATATACTAGACGGTTTTTGATTTAGTATAAACGGTTTTTGATTAGGGTATAATGTAGATAAGTTTATTTGTTTTTACGGTTATAAATACATACCTTAGACTTTATTATTACTGCAAGGCTTAAGCAGTTGAAAAGCTAAACTTACATCTCCTAGGTGTTTGGATCGAACAAAATAGTTATTGATTACATTTAGTATCTACGATAACAAAAGAGTATTTCTTCTAGGGGGACTTGTTTGTTCTCTTCTAACTCTAATTAAAAAAACATCTATTGTCGAGATTTATCTCGAAGCGTCAGCGGAATCTTAGTTCCCTTTTTGCAAACTCTATTCTTTTGCAAGTTCTTTCCAAGCCATTTTTATCCTAGCAATAATTTTCTATAATCCTCTCCTATCTTTTTTAATAATTCCTTATTAAATATCCCCTACCTATTTTTTTATTATATAGTATAAGCTATATTTGATACTGTTGTAAATTGTAGTGGGTTGTATAGTAGTGCCAAGAGGCTGTTGGGATTTTTTTTTCGCTAAAGATTTTTTCTATCTTTATACGCTATATACTATTCTATACAGCTCTATCTCAACGCTTGACTAACATTTTGCCACTAACCACCCAGCCACCCTCCAGAGGGCTATATACTACCTTAACGTTAACCTTCGAGCTATCTTTATTTGTGCTATTATTTAAATGTAACCTAAATACTTTATGACATTAATATGACAATTAATAAGATATATGTTATTACATTTGGTATATAGAAAGAAAGGGACGGGAAAGAATGTTACCTAAAAAAAGCTATTAAACAATTAATAATATTATAAACCAAACAATTAAACCAAACTAAAAAACAAGATGAAAAATCAATTATTAAAACTATCTGCATCTATCCTATTACTGTTATCAGTTACCTTTATCTTGATAGCTA